TGGCAGCAAACGACGCATCGCTCCTCGAAGTGAAGGTCAAGGAGTGGGGCGGCAGCGTTTTCGTTCGCGTGATGAGCGTCTCGGAACGCGACGCCTACGAGCGCATGTGGATCGGCAAGAAGGAAACGGGCATCGAAAACTTCCGCACGGAGTATCTCCAGCGGGTGCTCTGCGACGAGAAGGGCAACCTTCTCTTCACGCGGGAGCAGATCGAGAAGCTCGGGCAGAAGTCGGCGGCCGTGATGACGCGGCTGTTTGATCGAGCCATGAAGCACAACGCGATGAGCGAAGCGGACGTGGAGGAGTTGGCAAAAAACTAAACGCCCGCCCGCTGCGACGGCTGCTGTTTCGGCTGGCGGGTCACTTAGGCATGACGGTCGGCGAGTTGTCCATGCGGATGGACAGCCGAGAACTCACGGAGTGGATTGCTTACACGAGGTATTTCGAGGCCATCCCTGACTCGTGGGCGGAAACGGGGTTGCTCGCCAGTGCGATCCTTGCCCCCTACGCCCAGAAGGGGAAGGCACCGCAGGCCAGCGATTTCATTCCGATTGAGAAGCCGCCGCAGCACACGGACCAGATGAAGGCGGAACTGCAAAAACTGTTAGGAACCCTTGGGCAATAGCAATGGCGACGATCCTCGGACTTGCGATGAAGGTGACGGCGGACGCTTCAAGCGTCCCGAAGTCGCTCACGCAGGCCGAGCGTGCGCTGAACAGTTTGCAGGCGCAGGTGGACCGGGCCACGAAGGTCTTCGCGCCGTTCACGGAAAGCTCTGCCGCAGCGGCTCGCGCCCAGGAGCAGTTTGCCGAGCGGTTCGCCAGGCTGGCGGATCAGTTGCAGGCGGACACAATCAAGCCGCAGGAATACGCGGCGGCGTTTGCCCAACTGACTGAAGAAGCCAAGAGGTCGGCCGAGGCGTTTGCGGAAGGCGTTCGCATCCAGAAGCAGTACGGCGACCAGACGAAGGTGGTGGCCGACGAGATCGAGCGGCTCGTGGAACTTGAGCGGCTCGGGGCGATTGACCAGACGGCGCTGAATAACGCCGCCATCGCAAGGCTTGGCCTCGACAAGCAGACGGCAGACTCAGCGCGGGCCAGAGCCGACGCTGTTGCAGCCGCCGAACGCAAGCAGTCCGAGGCGTTTGCGGAAGCCCGCAGGACTGAGGAGCAGGCGGCCGCCCAAGCGAACCGCCAGCGGGCATTGCTGGAAGCCGAGGCGGATGCGATTCGCCAGCGGAACCTGACGGCCCAGGAGCGATTCGATCAAGAGGTCGGCCGCGCCAGAGTCTTGGAAGAGGCCAACCTGCTCACAAAGCAGGAGTTCAACCGCGAACTGCAACGCCAGGCCGACCTGTTCGCCGAGGCCACGATTGCCGCCAGCAGGTCAGGCAAGGCGATCGAAGATGCTGGCAAGCAGGGGGTGCTGAAGTTCAACGAACTCAGCGGCATCCTGTCGGCCCTGCCCGGCCCGATTGGCAATGTGGCCGGTCGGCTCTCGGGCCTCGCGTCGGCTGGCGAAGGGCTCGCTCGGGTGTTCTCGGGCGGCCTCCAGAACGGCCTCGCCAGCATCGGGGCGAGCGTGGCCGGGCTCGTCAATCCGTTCACCGCCGGGGCGGCTGCGTTCGCGGCGCTGGGTGCCGGGGCCGTGGCGGCTGGCCGCAACCTCGTGCAACTCGAAGGCGAGGTCGAGCGGCTGGGGCAGTTGGCGGATCGCGTCGGCGTTTCCTTCTCGTTCATCCAAGTGCTTGAAGCGGCGGCCCTGCAAACCGGCACCAGCGTCGAGCAGTTGGGCGGCGGGTTCACAAGGTTCCTGCGGGCGGTGAACGAGGCCCGCGACGGCACGAAGTCGGCCGTCGAGGCGTTCAAGAACCTGCGGATCAGTACCGACGCCGTTCGCGACGGCAACCCCGAGACGCTCTTCCAGCAGGCGGCGCAGGCGTTGGCGCAGATGCCAGATCCCGCCCAGCGCACGGCCACCGCGATGGCCCTCTTTGGCAAGAGCGGGGCCGAACTTCTGCCGGTCATCAAGCAACTCGGGACGGCCGCAAGCGATCTGGAACGGCTCGGCGGTGCCCTCACGGAACAGCAGCGGGCCGACATCGACTCCTTCGGCGACGCGATGGACCGCGTGGGTGTCGCATCGCAGGGGCTCTACCGGCAGATCACGGCCAACTTCGCCGGGATCGGCACAGCCATTGCCAACTCCACGGCCGAGTCGATTGGCGGCATCAACCGGCTCATCAGAGCGCTCGACGATACGGCGAGCGACCGGACCTTCCTCGGCTTCCAGAAGACGCAGGCGAGGCTCCAGGCCGACGCCGAACTACTCAAGCAACGCAACGATGCCATTCAGGAATCGCAGCGGCTGGCCTCGAATGAAGCCCTTGCGGAGTTCATCGGCAAGCTCGACCAATCGCTCGACGGAGCCATCAATCTTTCCGGCGAGATCGCCAAGGCCCAGGAGCAGGCGGCTGCGTTTGGCAATGACGGCTCCAAGGCCGTGCAGGCTCTCGTGAAGTCGCTCGAGGACGTGGCGGCTGCCGCCGAGGACGCTGGCCTCTCGCAGGAGCAGTTGACGGCGGCACAGAAGAACGCGCTGACCGACTTCGGCAAGCGGATCGAGGCGCTTCGCGAGGAGGCCGACATTCGCACGAAGGCCGCCGAGGAGTCTCGCAAGGCGACCGAGCAGGAGAACGCCGCCGCCACAAAAGCCGTCGAGGCCGTGCGGGCTCAACTCGCCATTGCCATCGAAGACTCGGCCCGGTTCGGCCAGGCCGGATTCGACGCGGCCCTGAAGTACCAGAACGCGATCGGCGAACTTGAACAGCAGTTCGGCAAGCGGATCATCAACGAAGCCACGCTCAAGCAAAACGCCGCTGCGGCCGCCGCCGAGTACCAGAAGCAAGTCGATGCGTTCACCAAGATCGAGCAGTTGCAGCGGAACATCGCCGCCGCCGACGAGCAGCGACTTGCCCAACTGGTGGCCGCGCAGCGGGAGACGAAGCAGGTCGAGACCGATCTGGAGTTTGTCCTGCGGCAGCAGAAGCAACTCGTCGAAGAGATCGCCGATGCCCGCGAGCGCGGTGCCGTCATGGCCGCCGACGCCGCGACGGCCCGGCTGGCCCAACTCGACCAGATCCAGGCCAAGCTCGAAGAGCAAGAGCAGGCTCTTGAGCAGGGCTTCGGCGACGGGTTCGCAAAGGCGTTTGAAGCCACAGACAAGACCATCGACGGCCTTATTGAAAAGGCCACGCAGTTCGGCAACGTCGGGGCGCTCGCGGCGCAGGCTCTTGAGCAAGGCGTCGCCCGCGCCCAGCAGCAGGCCAGCGCGGGAATTCTGACCGCCGAGACGTACCAGCGCGAGGTGAACCAGCAGCAGGAGTTGTTCAATCAGCGGCTGGCCGCTGCCCAGCGGGTTGAAGACTTCCTCGCCTCCAAGATCGACGAACGGCAGAAAGCCGAACTGGAAGCCGTCAAGCAACTTGAGGAACGGAAGAAACAGGCGGCGGTCAATATCCAAGCACTTGAGGCTCGGATTCAGACCGAGCAGAAGGCGATTGAGGAAGCCCGCGACAAGGGGCGGCTCAAGGACGCTCGCGCCGGGGTGGAGCGCGTCAAGCAGCTAGAGCAAGCCCGCCGCATCGAACAGGGCATCGTGGACGGCCGCGAGCAGGCCAACCGCCAGCAGGCCCAGCAGTTGCAACAGGGCCAGACGGCCGCCCAGCAATTCCAGAGCTTGGTCGCCCGGCAGAACGATGCCTTCCTGTCAGGCTTCCAGAACGCCTATGCCGGTGCCAACGCCGCCTTGGCCCAGAGCGCCCGCGTCGCGGAGGAGCAGGCCCGCCGGATGGAGGCGCTGACGCGGCCGACGAACCAACTCGCTCAGACTGCCGACTTCCGCACCGCCGAGGGTCAGGCGCTCGTGCAGAGCGTGGCAGAGCAGGCCCAAGACCCGGCGCTCATCGAGGCCCGGCTTCAGACGAAACTACTCAACGCAATCGCATCTGGCATCACGGGTGCCGCCTCGAACTACTTCAACCAGCCGGTGGCGATCGTCGGCGCAGCACGCTTAGGGTGACGCATGGCCGTTGTTTCCGTCAAAGAACTGGCGCGGACGTTCCAGAACGAGATTGTTGGCGTGCCGACAGCCAAGCGTCGTTTCGTGTGCGTCTTGAGCGACGACACGACGACCGGAGGAGCCACTTCGTTTAGCGAAATGGTGCTAGCAGCGCTCGGCTCAGTGCAGTGGGGGCAATCTTTCCCCAGCTGGCCAGCAATGCGGTTGAGTAAGGTGCTTATCAACGAGGGCTATGAAGGCTCGCCATATCACGCGGAGGTCGTCGCCGAATATGGTCTGGTGCGAGATGAGGATCTTCTTGCGCCAACGGCACGACCTGCCGAATTCAATGTGGAAGCCGGTCAGGGCGAGGTGCCTGCGCTTTACTATTACGACATGGCAGGGAACAACTCGTGGCGGCCGCTGACGAACTCGGCATTTGATTACTTCCCAGGGCTGACGGTTGAGGAGGCGACCGCCCGCATCACGATCAAGAAGAATTTCGCGAACTTCCCGACCTCGTGGATGGCGGCGATGAACGCCGTAAATAGCGACGCATACTTCGGAATGCCTGTTCACGCGGGGAAGATTGCAAGCGTCATCGCGTCGCCCGCTTACGAGGAATTCAACAATGTGCTTGTGAAGTATTGGTCTGCCACTGCCACGGTCGTCTACCGACAGAGCGGTCACAATCTTCAACTGCCCGACGTTGGCTTCAACTTCATCGCTGACGGCCAGAAGCGCCGTGCGATGGTGTACGATTTTCAAAACGACGAGTGGCTGCCATCGCCGAATCCGATTGGACTTAATGGCAGCGGCGGGCCTTCGCCGACGGGCCACCCGGCGGTTCTGGTGCGTCGCGTGAACCCCGAGACAGCCTTTGCAACGCTCTTCGGGACGCCGCCCACATGAGCGCACGCGACCCGGTACAGTTCACGCGCGAGTCTGCCGAGCGCATCGCGAACGTGGTGCGTGCCGCTGAACTGACGCCGACGCGCGGGCGGCCGCTGACGTTTGACGCGATTCACGAGGCAGGCCGTCGCGGCGGCGCTTTCCGCATGGCTACGTTCACCGGCGCGTGGCCGATCAACAGCACGAACACGGTGACGCTGCGCGGCTCGACGGCCACGCTGTCGGCCGTGAATCTGTTTCTGAATCTGCCCGACAACGGCCAGCGCAACTGCGCCATCGCGAAGGACGGCACGGCTTGGCACTTGATCCAGTGGCAGTGGGATGCGGCCACCGCTCTGAGCAGCGCCACGCTTGGCGGGTCGCTGGAGTTTGGGCGTGTCAACGTGCCTTCGCTCGGCACGGCCTCCACTGTGTCGATCTCTGTCACCACCTGCTCAACGGCTGCTACCTAATGGCACTTGTGAACCAAGGCGGGAGTTTGCTGCTGCAAAACGGCGCACTGGCCACTGGGGCTGGGTGTTGCTGCAACGATTGCCCGGGCTGCTGGAGAGTGCTATTTAAGTGCAGGTATGGCACTTGCTTTGGCTTCGACAACCCTTTCCCAGACGGCGGCTCAAGTGACGTCTTTGAAGTCAAATTCACCGAAGTCGGCACATTCTGCACGGAAGCGCAGGCGCAGGCGTTTATAGATGACGCAAATCCGGCAGATTTTTATTGCGATCCGTTTACTATGACCGGCCCCGATCTGTTTGGGCAGGGCTTTACAGACTGCCAGTTAACTGAAGGCCCGACACTCA